AGCCATTCGGCGCAAGCACTTCGTTGGACCAGACCTTGTTCATACCATTGCTGATACGCTCCTGTTTCTATGTGAGCGTGGGCAACAGTGTATTCGTACAGGTTCGATGGAGCCCATTTACCATTCCGGTGAACGCTACGAGAAGTGGTTTGATCGTGCGCAAGAACTCATGCGCCAGTCCCTCTTTTTGAGCAATCCAGAACCCCACGGCATCGACCGTTTCGGTTTCTTAGCAGACCTTCTGGAGGCAATTGAGCAGGGTGAAGCCATCTACAAGCATGCCGTGCGCCTTGGCGAGACAGAGAAGAAAGTTGTCAAGAAACTTCTCAGTGACCTCATCATGGTGCGCTGCAATGAGACCACGAAGCGTTCGGCACTCAAGAGTCGCAAGGCTCCTTTTGCTGTTCTCCTTTACGGAGGATCCAGTGTGGCCAAGTCTCTCTTTTCGGACTTGCTTTTTAGCCATTACGGTACCCTCTTCAATTTGCCAAAAGGTGCTGAGTTTAAGTACACGAGGAATGCCAATGAGCCCCACTGGAATGGATTCAACTCTGCCCAATGGGGCGTGTGTCTCGATGACATTGCTTACATGAAGCCTGCAGCGGCAATGGGTGGGGACCCTTCCGTCATGGAAATGCTTCAAGTGGTCAACAATGTGGCATTTGTGCCTGCTCAGGCTGATTTGCCTGATAAAGGCAAGACTCCCATGCGTGCTCGTCTGGTTATTGCAACTACGAACACTGAGCACATTAATGCCCACGCATACTTTTCTTGCCCTTTGGCCATCCAACGCCGTCTCCCCTACATCATTGACATCAAACCCAAGCCCCAATTTGCCCGGGGTTGTATGATTGACTCTGACAAGTTGCCTGAAGTGGCCGAGGGTGATTATCCCGATTTTTGGTTGATTGAGGTGAAGAAGATTGTGCCTAAGGGCACTAACCGCGAGGGGCAGATGGCTGTCACCGAGAAGATTGAATCTTTTGGTTCCATCTATGCATTCATTGCATGGTTCTCTAAGGTGGCCCAGGAGCACGAGAAGACCCAAACTCGTGCTATGGATTGCGGTGATACCATTCGCATGGCTACTCTCTGTGAGACTTGCTTTATTCCCGAAGCGCATTGCGTGTGCGAACAAATTCAAGCGCGTGACTCTCATTGTGATGTGAGACGCGTGCGGCGCAGTTCTCGTGGTCGCTCGCGAGTGCGTCGAGTTCCCGAGTATCGTGGTCATTGGAGTCCTGCTCCTAAGCTTGTCCTTGTCCCAGGAGATGGGGGAGGGCTGGCTTGGGAAGAGTTGCCGCCTCTCATTGATGAGAATAGTGACTTTTACGAATCCTCCCCTGAGCGGGAGATTTCGAGGTCAGCGCCAGTGTTGCGTGATGGGGTTTACCGAGCTGCCCCTAGCCCAAGTCCACCGCTATCTCCAGAGCCCCCTGTTGGTATTGCCAGTGACGAGTACTTTGATGTGCTTGAGAACAGCATGCAGCAGAACTTGGAGGAGGCGTACAAGAAAGGGTGGATCGATTACTGGTTCACTCACTTGATTCGCATTGGCATGTTTTTCTTCTTGGAGTACACGATATTCCGAGAGGGGATGACATGGCTCTATTCATTCCCCATTTGCAAGCGCCTTTTTTGGTATTTTTGTGCCAAGCGTATTAACAACACGCGCATGATGAGGTACTTTTTCCAGCGTATGGGGACGCGAATTCAGGGCAAGATCGGTCACATTCCAATGATGGCATTCATAGCAGCTGCCATTACCACTGGTGTCGTTGCCTACAAGGCTGGCCAGATGGTGTACAGGTGTTTTGGGAAAGTCTCCAATCTCACTCCCGAGAGCGTTGAGCTGCCACCTGAGATCCCTGAGGAGCGGGCACCTGTTCCATGTGGTGTTGAGAGGGTGAATGTTTGGAGGAAAGATTCCTACCAGACAACGAGCTTCGATGTCGATGCCATGAACACATCATACTTGGCTTTTCCCATTCAAGAAGTGCAGAACATGTTGTTGCGCAATTGTGTGACTTTCATCTCACACTTTGAGAAAACTATGGGCTACTGTGGTGCAGACACGGCGTCCGACGCGTGCGACTTGTGTTGCTGGGCATGTTTACATGTGCA